TTATTCGTTCTTTCCCTGTCTAAGCCCGCCCTCTCCTTGCATAGTCTATGAAATCCTACCGAGTTGTGCGACTTGTCAAGATTAATGTTGTCAAACGTGTCCGTGTTAACAATGTGGTCATCTTTTTTTACATACATAATAATTGGTTTTAAAATTTATACAAAGATAACTATTTATTTTTAATTACAAAAATTATTTTTTATTACGGAAGCTATTTTTTATTTATTTCAAAAACTTTTCAACATTAATATATATTGTAACAATTATGTTATAATATTTGTATATTTGTCCCAAATAAAATCTAAGATGAGAATAGAAGAATTGCTTAATAAGCCTTCTTGGAAAAGACGATTACCACCTGTAACATTACCAAGAAGACGTGCCGGATATACCAAGAACAGGCCAATGCGCATTGACAATGGTTCTTTCATGGAACTTACGCAAAGCGATTTTCTTGACGAGAAGTACCCTACGAGTCACCTGATAAACAGTCTGGCATACCGTTCTCCCAGAATAAAGTATAAATACAATACCGAAACTAAGCAGAACGAGCCGGACGGATATGAGCCACTGTCAGTTGTAGCCCTCCCGTTACAGGAAGGGATATTAAGGCACAAGAGAACACATACTTTCGGTAATGAAATGTGGTTCGGTTCTGAGGGCAATGCGGGGGATGACGAGCTTGTGTCCTTATATAGAAGTCATTGGAATATGACAGGCATGACAGATGCTCTGAGTGTTTGGGGTGAAGCCTTTATGAGTACAGGAGATTCTGCCCTATATCTTTATCGTGACGAGGATAGGATATGCTATAAAGTATTCTCCTACGAGAATGGTGATGTAGTGACGGAAAAGAAAGACTCTGAAGGCAGACGCATTGTTGTAAGAATGTTTACATATGAAGACAAGCAGGCTGTGGAGATATACGGAGCTAAGACTATACAATTCTGGGTTAAGAATGGGGACACATCACAGACCACCAACAAGACCATAAGCGAGGATGGTTATACTCTTATGGAAGAGAGAGAGCATGGAGGCTCAAGGTGTCCTGCTATATATTGGAGAGAAAGGGATGTGGTGTGGGGTATAGGGCAAAGTATCATTGAGCACGTTGAAAGCCTGTTATCAGACCTATCAGAAAATAACAAGTATTATGCCTATCAGATATTATTCCTTACAGGTGGCGTAATGACTCTTCCACCCGCTGGACGCATGGGCAAGGTTATTGCATCAAAAGAAAAGGATGGTGATGCTAAAATATTAGAGCCGGCGGATGCTTCCAATACCTTCACTCTTGATTATGAAAAGAATATGGATATGCTCTGGGAGACAACAGGAACGGTTGTCATAGAGCCTAAGGAGCTAAAGGCTGGAGAAAATACCGGAGCTTTCATCCGAAACCTTTATTGGAGGGAAGTTCAATGGAGCACAAACAAGATAGCCGAACTAAGACCTGCCTTTAACGAGATAATCAGGGTATTTGCAGATTTGGTTGGAAGAATTGAGGGAAAGACATTGGAGTTTGGAAAGCTAAAGATGAGTTACATCTTAGAGCCTTTTGTTCCAAAAAACATTACAGAAGAAATAACCAACATATGTGCTGCCAAGAACAGCGGAATAACATCAGTACAGACAGCAACAGGAGAGATACCATTTAACAATCCACGGGAATACGAGAGGATAAAACAGGAGGAAAAGGAAAAGGCCGAAATGGAGGCTCAAAAAGTCAGCAACGTGGAAACTAATCCGATACCACAAGAGGCAAATCCTTTAGAAAATATAGACAACAAGGCAAAATCTTAAAACATAAATAACATGAACACAACAAAAGGTATAGAATACGGAAACTATTTCATAAAAGATGCCGCCTTAGTCAAGGTTACATCAGTTTCTTCAACAAAGGTTAACAGCACTATAAACCCCGGAGATTTAACAGAGATTACTCCTACGTCAGCTGTATTGGCGGCAGTGGGGTTCGTAGTTGATTCTCTTGGGGTTTATAGATGCCCGTTTGCGGATTACATAACAATAGCGGCAGATCTAAAAACATTGGATATTAATGGTCATATAGAGCTTCCTTTACCTAAACTACATAGGATAATGAATATCACCAAGGGAATGACCGAACAGGATTATCCTGTAGACGAAGAGGCCTTGAAAGATGCCGTGCTTGGACTTGATTTGGCCTCTCCAGTTGTAACACTTTCAGCCAAGACTTCTACTACATTCTCCGTCGGTTGGGCTACAATAACCAATGCGGTGGGCTATCAGGTTTCTATAGATGATGGGGCTACCTATGGTGAGACTCAGGTGGGATTAACTTTCACCAAATCAGATGCAACAGCAAGCACGGAATATAAAGTAAAAGTTATAGCAATTGCTGATAGTAGATCTGCATATAGAGACTCTTATCCTTCAACATTGCTTTCAGTAACAACCCTCACACCGCTTGATAGTCCAGTACCGGTACAGGACAGCGTAACGGCTACCACATTTGCGGTCAGTTGGCCAGCAATAACAAATGCATCTGGATATAAGGTTTCTATAGACAATGGGGTAACCTATGGTGATACTCAGGTAGGTCTTACTTTCTCTAAGGAGGATGCTACTCCTTCAACTGAATACATTATCAAGGTAAAAGCCATTGGAGCTGGTATATATGAGGATTCTCCTGCTTCTACTGCGCTTACAGTAACTACACCGGCGGAATAAATAACGAGATATCAGAATAACCCGAAGTAAAAAATATTTTGGGTTATTCTTTTTTTTGTTATATTTGCGAAAAATTAAATATATGGAAGCCTATAATATTGAGCCATTAAAAATAGGACAGGATATCGTATATAAGTCTAAAAATGATTTAGGACAAATTATTTCAATGACATTTGAATATGAGGGATATAGTAGCTTGATATATTGGAATGTCGTACTATGGATTGGTAAAAATTATAAAGGATATGAATATAAAAATCAGACTGGAAGGGATGGCTTAAAATCACTTCTATGGGCTAAGAAGTGTCTGATTGATTTTATGGATAAAATAGAAATAGATGGGAGAACACAACATATCTTAATCGGATGGGACACCACGAGTCGCAAAAAGGCATATTATAGAGGGTTATATGATTTGGGCTTTAGATTTGCCAGAATAGAAAGAGGTATATGGTTACATAAAACGATAATAAAATGAGAGAAATAGACGAACTAAAAGACGATACTCAGGGTTCTCCGAATGGGGACAACGAGGGTTAAAAATTTGCGAGGTGGCGGAATTGGTAGACGCTAGAAAAACTGTAATGGAGTAAGACGGAACTCCACGTTAAAAATAAAACGCTACAGAGCAGAAGTGCTGACGCGCGCAGGTTCGAATCCTGCCCTCGCAACAAAACAATAGTATCGGTATGTGGTTAAAGCGTTTTTCTGGCCAGTAGGCAATGTTCTACGAATGTGAGTGCCTAAATCTTACCAACCACGCTATGGGCAAGACGCGCCAATACTATTTTTATAAAAGTTTCTATTATGACTTACACCATTTTTTTCGAATTCTTCGGGCACAAGATGAAGACATCCGTACAGGCCAACAACGTACAGGAAGCAAAACAGAAGGTGCGCGATAGGATTACCTTTATTAGTATTCAGGAGCAAGACGACACATTGGAAAGGTTAAAGGATATGTTTGGATTTAACTGATGGAAAAACTACACATCAATAGGGAGCATAAGATTTTCTTTACGTCCGATCCACACATAGGACATTATAATATCATAGGATTTACCGGAAGGCCATATAATGATGTTAAGGAGATGAATATGGCTATCATAAAAAACTGGAACGAAGTTGTTTCGGAACAGGATGATGTATTTATATTGGGAGATGTGATATGGTCGGATAGCAGCCATGAGTTTAACAGGTTTATGAATAAACTTAACGGTATAAAACATATTATACAGGGCAACCATGATTCTCAAAAAGCCTTACGTAGTCTGCCTGAGAATTGCATTTTACATGATGATATTGTACACTTATGGATAGAAGGAATGAAGGTAGAATTTGTTTTATCTCATTATCCTCTATATTCATGGCAAGGCATACAGAGAGGTGTTATAAATCTTCACGGACATATCCATTCGGGTCTCAATAGTCATATTGGTTTCGACACCGCATTTGTCTCTAATCATCATTATGATATAGGTGTGGATAATAATGATTACTATCCTATTGAATTGGATAAACTTATAGAGAAAATTAATATTCTGCGGTCTAAAAATCTACCTCAAAGTATAATTTATTCGTTTTAGGAAGAAAAATACAATTACCACCCAGTCTGGTATAAAGCAGCATAATCATCTTCAGTAAGTTCTATCATTGTTTCTTTTCTCGCTTTACCGTCGAGCACAAATATCATTCTATATATTATTGCATCCATATAGTCGGGTGAATAACCAAATCTATCTTTAAACTCATCTTTTGATTTAAAATAGAATTTTGTTCCCTTAGTTGTTCTCCTGAACTCGTCAGACTCTTCTATTAATATATCAATTATAGGCTTTGGAGTTTTGTTTTTCCCGTGTGGAAATAATCTATCCCTTTCAATAGCGCATGATATTTGCCCAGTCTCAAACATATACTGAGCCTTTCCCATTAACTGAGACCTTATATTATAATAGAGTTCCATAGTTACAGGATTGCCCGCCTCATCATACTCCTGCATTGGTCTCATATTAGCCGTTATCGGCCTTCCATCAGTATAACCCTTTAAGTAAAAACCTATTCCGGTTCCATCAAATGACATATTTTGAATTGGAACTTTGTAATTATTTAGAGTTGCCTTTATCCATAGTTCCAACTGTTTCGGGTCTCCCTCAAAGTTTTCTACTGCCACTATTGTCATTTCCTTCCATATAAACATTACACAATTATCACCACCACCCGCAACATCAAGAGAAGCATACATTGTATTGCCATCCATTATTGGATTACTCCAGATGTCACGAATCATCTGGCGCGAAACCATTGCCATACCTTCTGTCTCCGCGTTCCAATCCTCATCAAACAGCTTTCTTGTTTCCGTTCCTCCTAGGTTAAACACATTTGCTGCGTGTGCTCCTTTAGTTGCAGATAGCAGAACCATATTCTCGGACATTTTGCAAGGGCGAAATGTAACGCTTTTTACCAAATCTTCAGGCTTAATTCCTATAACTTTTAGGTCTTGAGGAACTACTATGTTAGCTTTTTCTACAACCTCTTCCTTTGTATCTCCCCAAACAATGTCCTTTACCGAATCTCCACCAATTTTTGCATACCTCACTACTCCTATTCTTTCGGGAATAACATGGCCATGCTCATCAATCCACCAATCTATTAATTTTCTAGTAAAGTGATGCGAGTTTGTATTAAATGTCATTATAAATTTAGGAGGTACGCCAGAACTATCCCTATTCCTGCTTAATAGGTAATTTATAATCCTCCAATCATGGTCTGTAGCTTCATCTACGAAAATTGCGGCATTTTGGAAATTCTTAAGCTTCTCTTGCGCATCGAATAGCCCTTTTTCTGTTTCTGCGGAAAAGTTTGCGTGCGTAAATGTAACTGATGTTCCCCATGCAGGCCAAGTAAAAGTAGGGTTATCACTTACCGTAAATTCAGACCTGCCAAAATCAAAAACCCTTTTTGCATCATCAATTATTGTACCTGAGCCACCTTTTGTTGCTATAAGCTGTTTTTTTACTATCAGACATCCATATCCCTTCTTATCAATACCATCAAGAGCCTTTAAAAGTAAGCCAAGCGTATTATGGGTTACTATAAAATCGTCAGTAACATATAAGTGCTCATCTCCATCTATATATATACATCTAACAGACTCTTTTCCATAATACCTATATCCAACTATTCGGTTGCATAAAGGTGAATGGCCACCATTAAAATCATAACTACATCTATCTTTTTTTCTTTTTAACCTAAATAAATCAGGATTTATTCTTGTAGTTATATATACGTTAAAACTTTGTTTACCGGCTATTTTTTCTTTGTGTTTTCCAGTATAATATGTTTGTTTTTCTTTAATAGTTGCTTTTCCTCCAAGAGAGCGAACTATAAATTGTACATCTAATGCAAGTTGATGGCTTGTAGAACAAAAAGAAACATGGCCTCTTGAATCTGCTGTCCCATCGGTGTCTAATAATCCTTGTAATATTGATAATCTGTTTTCAATAGACGACATCTTATATTCCTCCGGTATAAATTTAAACTCTGATTTTTTACCAATGAGGCCAACTCTACGAAGTTCTTTTCTTAATACGTCACATTTTGTTATATGGTAATTACAGCCACCTCTAGATCTTATGTTTACACCACTTGATTCTATGTAGTTGATAATCTCAGAATCCTGTGTGGAATACCCTATTGCCCCATCTTTCACAGAAAGCCCACCATCGCCTAGTAATAACCCAAAAATATATGGGTCAATAATTGGAACGAACCCATTATCGAACTGCATTTTATCACACAGAGGTATTAAAAGATTGTGTCCAGAGTGTTGTCCGTTTGATTTTTCGTCAAGATATTTTCGTATCTCCCTAAATTCTTTTATTCTCCAGTCTTTTTCCACTCTATTTTTGTCAGATGATTTCCTGTGCGGTTTGGATTGCTGCGATGAAACTCTAACTTTCCATAAATGGTCATCAGTACACCTAGTCTTTGCTCCATCAATCATCTCCACTTCGTAAGTATCCTTCTCTCCTAGGCCATAAACTCCTAAAACTTTTTTTGGCTTTCCATCACGACCAAGTATAATATCTCCAACACTAAGTTGCCCTATTGTTGTAGTTCCTGTTGGAGTAAATACTAAAGCATTGACAGACTGGCACTTACCCCCACCGGGCTGGCCTCCGAGCAATATTATATCAGCTTTAGATGTAAACATAAATTCTTGCAATCCGCCTTGAGGAATATAATCTATTCCATCCCTCATTTTAAATCCATCTATTACTACACTTCCCTTCTTATCAATAGTACCTACATTTCTCTCCACTCTTGGGTATTTCTCAGGCATTGGTGTCTCCTGATTCTTTAATCTTATCATGTTGAAAACTTTTATGCAAATATAGTAAAACATTTTTAATAGTTATAACAAATGTGTTATATTTGTCCAAAAGTAACAATAATGTTACAAAAATAATTAATCAATTTTGTATGAAATTCACTAAAGAAAATGCGCTTGAACAAATCAAGTTGCAACTGGGACAAACCCCCGACAAACAAGTAGCATCGGACAGGACGCTAAGCGAGACGATAGACAACCTATTGCCGATAGTAGCCAACGATGATATGGAACTAACCGATTTTGTAACAAAGGTAATGCCGTCAATGAAGTCGGTGAACCTTAATGTCAAGAATGATGTTTCCACACAGGTAAAGGAGTTCAAGACAAATTACAAACCTGACGTTCCTCCAGAACCTCCAGTACCACCAGTACCACTTGTACCTCCAACACTTCCGACAGATAAGCCGCTATCAAAGGATGACATTATAGACATCCTGAAGCCTTTTCAGGCGGAAATAGTAAGTCTCAAGAATCAAAAAGCTATTGAGAGCGTTCTCTCACAGGCTGCTTTGCAAAGAGACGCTTTAAAACCTGATGTAAAAAATCAGAAGGCATGGGTGGATGATGCATGGGAAAGGGCAACTGCCAACATTCAACCGGAAACTAAGCCTGAAGATATTATAACCTCATTTAAGACAACTTATGAGGGCTATATGACAAGGCTTGGTGCTAATGGGTACATACCGGCAGAAGGCTCTCAGGGTGGAGGAAAAAGCAGGGCACAGGAAGTTTTTACTAAACTGAAAGACGAAAACAGCGTTTTACCAGAAGGGGCAAAATCACCACAGGAAAGGTTAGGACTTGTTTCTAGTGAACCAAAACCATAATAAACTTAAAACACAACAACAATGTTCGATTATCAATCAGTATCAAACACACATTCGTATGGCGGTGCTAAGGTTGTATTTACCGGTACAAAGCAGGGGGTTAGTTCGGGGAAATATCCCGTAGATTTGACAACTCTTCCTGATGCAGTAAACGGTATGATACCTGCCGGCACACCTATATATATGAATGACGGGGCTAAAACCGCCGCCGTACACTACGCCTTTGAGGTTTACGAGGCAGTAACATATCTTACTGGCGCTACCAGTATGTCTATTAAGGTAAAGAAATTACATGAGGGCAGCCGTGCAATTGTAGGTCAGATTCTTGGTCTTGCCCCTTCTGTTATTACAGGAGAGGTAGCCATTCCGCTTACAATCACAGCCGTTACCAGAACCAATACTCTTTACGATACCATTACCGTTTCATGCACAGCAACAGAAGCCGGTGGAACTATTGCCTTGGGCGCAGTTCTTGTTGAGGTAGCAGAGAATGAGTCAGACAACAAATTCTATGTCAAGGTGCTCCCTAATGCCTTTACATTTTATGATGTAGTAAAACATCCTTCAGCTACCGAGTTGTGGGTGGATGGGCTTTTTGCTCAGGTAGATGGCGTTCTTCTTACAAGAAGGATTCCGCCACTCGCAGATTGCGTCAAGGCTTATATGCTTGGAGCATCAGGCAATGTATATGTACGTTTATCAGCATCACAGGAATAAGGAGGTGAATTATGACAAAAGAATTTAATAACTATTATAATTTGCTTACTGACCTGTCTGGCAGTAACGAAGATTTGCAGTTCGTCTTGAATGATGTTAACGCAAAATACAACAACTCCATCTGGAGGTCATTTACAACCGTTCTTCCTGCATCGTTGAGTAAGAAATTCACAACTATAGTGGAAGAGACAGGTATTATAGTAAAGGCAAGTGTAGTTGGTGCGGAGAGCAAGAAACCTTTGCGTTCTATTGAGGGTATCAGGGATTACAGTGACAGTCTGCACAAGATTGGTCATGGATTCCGCTTCACTCAGGGAGACATCACAGCTATTGAGGAGCTTAACCTTGCTAATACCGACATTGCTACTATGGTTGCAAGACGCTATTACAATAGGGTCAATACCCTTATTGGTGGTTTCCACGCTACATGGAATGGATGGATATTCAATGCTCTAGCTACTCAGACTATCCTTCTTTCCAATATAGGTGGCTCTACTACTACCATTGACTTGCATACCAAGGCAACCAATAAGGTTAAATGTAAAGGGGATAAAGGTTGGTTTGAGAGTGGTACTACCGCTAAGATAGCTGACGACCTTGTAAGGATGAACAAGCTTGCCGATGACCAGAACATGCCAGCTCAAAGAGCCTATGTGTGTTCTAAGACATTATATGATAAGATTATGGCTGATGCTGGTATCATAGCTGCCGTAAAAGCATATCTGCCGGTTCTTGACACCACAAATCTATATCTGTCTCCTTCAAGGGTAGCTTCTTATATCCCTATGGTATTCGATATTCCTCCTATCGTTCCTATTGATGAGAGGTCAAGATACGAGGTTGATGGAGTGCCTACACTTGCTTCTGCTGACTTTGATGTAAATAAGATATCGCTTATCCCTACAGCTTATCCGATATTCAACATGCATAATAGTCCATCAGACTACTCTAAGGACACCAACCCTGCTACCTACAAAGCTATTGCAGAAGGTGGTCTTATTGGTACTATCCAGTTATTTGAGAGCGACCCTATGGCTATGGTTACTAATGCAGAATCTTGGAGTTTCCCTACATTCAAGAATCCTGACAACATCATAAGCCTTGACAGCACACAACACTCAACAACCGGAGCATAAAAAAAAAATAACAGTAAAAATTAAAGACACGCTATTATGGCAGCATTAACTATAGAACAATATTTACAGGTTTTAGATAACTACATCTTTTCTGCAAATACGATACTAAGGGTTATTACAATGAATGGCATTAATGCCTGTAGCGTGGCTTTAGATGTGGAAGAACGGAAAAGAGATTTAGCAGAGGCGATGATGTGGGAGACCGCGGCTGGTCTTGTCAACGGAGGCGGTGGCTCAGTAAAATTTGGCATACAGTCGAAAACTAAGGACACCATTAATGCCTCTGAAGAAACAAGGGCATCATGGCTACGCAAGGCAGAATCTCTCAGGGCAAAATGGGGTGTTTCCGGCAACGAAGATACCGATTGTATATATGATGGAAGTGTTTGGCAATAAGAATTATGGCAGAGCAATTGTTTACAGATAATGTTATTACGTGTGCTGGTCAGAAGTTGATATATCATCTATTACTTGATGATTTCTATAACACCGACGAACTGATATTCAGCAGAGGAGACTCTTGTGTTATCAAAAGAGCTACGGGCACTATTGATGACGATGGCTTAGAGATTTTCTCCACCATCTATTCTGGTGTCTGCGTATTGCAAATTGGCAGTACGGGAGAAACTTCTCTGGATGGCATATCGTATAAATCTGGAAGCATCGTTGCGCTACCATATACAGACATCATATTTGCAGTCAATGACGTTGTTACCGTAACCACGCTTGAAGGCAGGATATTCACAGGTACTATCGAAAATTATCAGTCGATAAGTTGGGAAGGTATAGAAGGAACTACTATCTGGCTTAAAAAAGGAAGTGATGAATAATTACGAAAGTCATAACTTGAATGTAATCCGCAACGGTATTAAAAAGATAATACCTATGATAGAGAATAGTAATGTTAGGACTATTGCTAC